ATAAAACATAAAAAGATTGAGTATGTGGCAGATTTCATGTATATCGACAAGTGTGGAAAAACTATTGTAGAAGATGTTAAAGGTGTTTTGACAGATGTCTATAAAATTAAGAAAAAAATGTTTTTGAAGATATACGATGAACAATATGAATTTAGGGAGATAAGATGATAAAAACTAAAGAATTTATTGAAAAAAGTTAAGAAATTAGGATTTGAAATAGTTTGCTATACGAATCCATGGTCTAATGTGGAATCAAATTGCAAGTATAACTCCATTCGCATATATCTTCATGATGAATTGTTGGTTGAAGTTTGGACAAATTGTCAATACGAAATCAGTACGATATCGGACGGACATTCTTGTTATTTGTATGGATATGATGTTGATGAGTTATATAAATTATGCTTTGAATATACAAGCACACCAGTTGAGGATAGAGAAGAAGAAAAGAAGTTTTATTTGAAACATAGGTTTTTAACATCATTATTAGGGGACATGAAATACTCATTTATAAATTACAACGCTAAGTATAATGAAATATTTTTATCTAATAAAGAATCGTTAGGTGATACAAAAACTCAATTTACCCTTAAAGAAATCGAAGAAATAAAAGAAAGGTTTGATACAGATTTAGCTGATTCTGAAATGGTGGAGTTGCAAGATGACAATTAAAGAAGTTGAAAAACTACTCTTAGCTTGTGAGGTGGATTTTAAGGAATTAGAACAGAATATTTTCAGAAATCAATCAGACGCTAAAGAAGATGATACCGCAGATATAAATGCTATGTTAGTCAATAGGATTAGGAAAAATATAAATTCAAGATTGTATCAGATTGAAACCGGGAGGTATAGATGATTTATAGAGTTTTAAAACCAGAACTATTTGTAGCCGATACAAAATTATTAAGAAAATATGACTTATTGGAAGATAAGATAATGAATCCTACTCATATTTGTCATTCAAAAACTTTTGGAAGTAAGGAAGATATATATTATTGTGCTGACAATAAGTTTTGGTGTGGATTTAATGTTGAAAATCATGAGTTAAGGATTGAATGCAGGTCTTTCGGTGGAAAGCGTAGATTTGAATTTGATAGAAGTGATTTGGAAAATTCTGATTTATCAGAAATAGATAGAGAATGTATAGAATATACTTTTAATTTTATTCATGATTTAAAGAAAAATGGAGTTATATACGAGGTTGAAAGAGTGGGAAAGAAAAGTTTTGAAGATTTAAAAGAATTAGTTTTAGAATGGGCAAATGACAAGGACTTGCTCCACAGCGAGAATGCCGACAAACAATTTATGAAATTTATTGAGGAAGTTTTTGAATTTAAGAGTGAGATGGATGTTTACTTTGATGGTGCTGAAACTTTAAAATCATTAAATAAAGAATACATGGAAGATGAAATGGGAGACGTTTTTGTAACTTTGATTATCCTTTGTAAGCAACTTGATATAGATCCTGTAGAGTGCTTGGACATGGCTTATGAGAAGATTAGCAAAAGGCGTGGAAAGACAATTGATGGAACTTTTGTCAAAGAGGAAGACTTGTAATGAATCGAAAACAAAGACGTAAAGCAGGAATAAAAATAAAAGTTCCAACTTACAATCTAACTCAAGAGCAATTTGATAATGCAGTAAACGCAAGAATAAGAGCAAAAGAATCTGAATATATAAACCAATTAATGCAGATAGTAACAACTGTTCCGATGTGGGTATTAAGGACAAAATACGGGTATGGTAGAGATAGATTAAATAAATTCATTATAGAATTTAATGAATTAGTCGATTCTATCAATAGTGGATATCTTGATTTTGACGATATTATAACTACTTTGAAAGAAGAAGTTGATGTTGATATAAAGAATGTGAGGGTATAAGTGAATAAAAAAGAATTACAAATTGAACGTGAAAAAGGGTATAAAACATGGTTTGAGCGTTGGTATAAAAGGGCGGAGGTTGAATCTCAAATTAAGATAAACAATAGTAAAGGGTATACGGGATTAATATTTAAATTTTCACGCAAATATGATTCAGATATATTCCAAAGGGTTAACGATGATATGTTCATCGATTGTTTGAAAGAGAAATTGCCAGAATTTGAGATTACAATAAAGTCTTATGAAAAAAAATCACAAATTACAAATTTGGTATTTGACCGTGGAATAAAAGTAACAATTTCATGGGGATATATTAGAATAGAATCGGCGGAGGAGTAATGAACGAATTTACTAGAAGAAAACTACAAAGAGAGATACGCAAATATTATCTTGCCAAAGAGGGGCTGCTTGCTATCGATGAAAAAATATTAGAGCTTGAAGATAGAAAGACAAGTATTAAATCGTTAGACACAAGTTCTGTGCCAAATTATGGCGGTGGATCTAAGCATGAAGATAGTTTGTTAGATATTATTAGCGATTTGGATATGCTTTATCGAAATAGAACCTATATATCTAGAAGTTGCGGTATAGTTGAAAAATGCTTGAATGCTTTACCCAAGATTGAGAAAAGTGTGCTTTTAAAATTATATGGTGAGAGATGTAATATAGAAGTTGTTAAAAGGCACTTTAATTATGAGAAGTCAGCCATTTATGGAATAGCTAATAAAGGGCTGGAGGAGTTTGGACTTTTGTTATACGGAGAAGATTGATATTTTTTATTTAGAAATGGAAAATTCGTGGACAAAATTACCCCGTTTCTATGATAATATGATATTGGAGAAAGTTGCAAATACGATGTAATATTTCACCTCCTTTTAAAATATTTAACCTTAAAGCTGATACGTTAATTAAGTATCGGCTTTTTTGGTGTAATTAATTTTAAAAATTTTAGTGCAAGAAAGGAGCTGATGATATGAAAAAGCTAACAATTAAACAAAAAAAATTCGCTGATGAATATATCATCAGTGGAAATGCGACTCAAGCAGCGATTAAGGCGGGTTATAGCGGAAATTATGCAAAGGCACAATCTAGCAAATTGTTGGAAAATGTTGGTATAAAATCCTACATCGACGAGAGGCTGAAAAAACTTGAGGAAGAGGCTATTGCTGATCAAACGGAAGTACTAAAATATCTGACTAGGGTCTTAAGAGATGAGGAAAAAGAAGAGGTTCTTGTAAATGTAGGCAATTTTGAGCAAGAAATACAGTCGATGAAAGTATCTACTAAAGACAAGATTAAGGCGGCTGAGTTATTAGGCAAGAGATATGGTTCATGGACAGATAAGGTTGACTTATCTAGTGACTTGACTCTTATATTTGAGGACGATTATGGAGACTAAGACTGTTAAGGTTGGTCTTAATCCTGTATTTAAGCCCGTCAATGAATGCAAGAAAAGATATAGGATTCTTAAAGGATCAGCTGGATCTGGAAAGTCCACTAATATCGCACTTGATTACATTAAAAAGCTTTCAGACATAAGGTACAAGGGGGCTAATTTACTTGTAGTAAGAAAAGTGGACGAGTCAAACAGGGATTCCACATTTGCAGAGTTACAGAAAGCAATTTATTCGTTGTTTGGATCTCACGCTGATAGAGCATGGAAGATTACTCAAAGTCCACTTTCTATGGAGTCTTTAAAGACTGGTAATCGCATAATCTTTCGAGGTATGAAAGACGATAAACAAAGAGAAAAGGTAAAGTCAATCACTTTTAAGACCGGTAAATTAACTTGGATATGGATAGAAGAAGCTACTGAACTCGCAGAAGCCGATGTTGATATCCTTGACGACCGTTTGAGAGGAGAGTTGGAAAACTCTAATCTATATTATCAAATCACAATGACATTCAATCCCATCTCTGCTACCCATTGGATTAAGGCTAAGTATTTTGATGTTAAGCATCCAGATATTTTTACTAATTCATCTACTTATTTAGATAATCGCTTTATAGATGAGGCGTATCATCGAAGAATGATGATGAGAAAAGAACGAGATCCAGACGGATACAGGATATACGGCCTTGGAGAATGGGGAGAGGTTGGCGGAGTTATCCTCAACAATTGGGAAGTTAGAGAGATTAGTCAGGATATTGATGATTGGGAGTATCTTTCTATTGGCCAAGACTTCGGATATAATCACGCCAATTGTTTATTGCTTTTAGCTTATAAAGATAAAGACATTTATATCTTAAGAGAGTTATATCTATTTGAAAAAACAACTGATGAAATAATCGGTTTAGCCGAAGGGAAATTCCCTAAAAATATTACGATGTATTGTGATTCGGCTGAAGCCGATAGAATTAAAATGTTCAAAAAGGCTGGTTATAGGGCTTTGGCAGTTAAAAAAGAAAAAGGTGGCCCTAATGTTTATATCAATAATCAGATTAACTGGCTGAAAGAAAGAAATATATATATCCATCCATCATGTACTAACACTATAAAAGAGTTAGGGCAATGGAAGTGGAAATTTGATGACAGGCGTTCTATTTATTTAGATGAACCTGTTAATTTTTTTGATGATGCTATTGCCGCACTAAGGTATGGTATCGAATCTTGGAGAAAGAGTAGGAGGGTAAGGTCTATGAGCAAAGAAGCCTTAGGCTTATAAGATTATGTTTAGAACTATTAAAGACGAACTAAATCCTAAAGAAATTCAGGAATATATTAAAAAACATTCTGCTTTGATTAGTAGATATAAAAAATTACAAGAGTATTATTTGGGCGAACACACTATCCTTAAAAACGGCGCTGCTGATAAGGACAAGGATAACAAGCTTGTCAATCCATACCCTAAGTACATTACTGATTTTAATACCGGATTTTTTATGGGTCAATCAGTTAAATATGTTGCTACAGCTATGGATGAAGATGAAGACGATAAGTTTTTAGAAGAGTATCAAAAAGTGTGTAATCGCAATAACGAAGCCAAGGAAAATCTTACCTTGGCAAAGACTTGTTCTATTAAAGGCGAGGCTTACGAGCTATTGTGGATAGATGATAAGGCGGAGGTCAGATTCAAGGCAATAGAACCTGACAATGCTTTTTTAATTTATGATATGTCAATTGAGGATAGAGTTAAGTTTGGGATTAGATATTACTCTACTAAAGCAGATAATAAAAAAACTACATACGTATATCTTTATGATGATAAGGCTATGTATTTGTACACTGACGAGTCTAGTAGTGGGGTGTTGAAACTTGAAGAAGTGAAGCCACATCCGTTCGGGGCTGTTCCGTTGATACAATTCAAGAATAATAAAGAGTTACAGGGAGACTTTGAACAAGTTATTACACTGATTGATGCGTATAACCGTGAGCAATCAAATACACTTAATGACATGGATCAATTTTCTGATGCATACTTAGCTTTGGTAAATTATGGAGACACTAATGATGAAGACATAGAGGGTATGAAAAAAAGAAGAGTGCTGCTATTGGATTCAGACGGAGATGCTAAGTGGGTAACCAAGGATGTAAATGACACGTGGGTTGAAAACTTTAAATTGAGAATCAATAAAGACATTCATAAGTTTTCATTTACACCTGATTTTGCTGATGAGTCTTTCGGTACTAATTTACCTGGTGTGTCTTTAAGACTTAAATTATTGACTGCCGAGGAATTGAGAAATACTAAAGAAATGTATTTCAGAGAGTCTCTTACTAAGCGTATGGATCTCATCGCTTCTTACTTAAATATCATCAACAATGATGAATTGGTTAGAAATCAAATTCAAATGCAATTTTCAGATAGTTTGCCACAAAATGTCCTTGAACTTACTCAAATCGTACAAAACTTAAGCAATGATGTATCAACAGAAACAAGACTTTCTTTATTACCATTCATTGAAAATCCAGCAGATGAAATGGACAAGAAAGAAAAGGAAGAGCAAGACAAGAGTGAAGAGGACTATTCAAAGCTTGAATCAATGTTGAAATTTAAAAACAAAAATACTGATGAAAAAGTAGTTGAAGAAGATGAAGAGTAAGGATTACTGGGAAAAGAGGTCTGCTGCGCAGTTGGTAGACTTATTGAAGAATGCTGATAACAAGTTAAAAGAGCTTAAATTATCGTATGACAAAGCGATATTCAACATCAACACTTCGATTGAAAAATTGTACGGCAAGTTTGCTGAGGATAATAGAATATCAGTAAATGAAGCTATGAAGATTATTAAGGGCCAAGAATACCGCGAATGGCGAATGAGTATGCAAGAGTATCTCAAACGAATTGAACGCGGAGAAGAAGCACTACAGCTTGAATTAGACGTATTGGCAATGCGCAGTAGAATTAATCGCCTTGAATGTTTACAAGCTGAAATAATAGCTAATGCGACGATTTTAGCACAAGATGAGGACAAGGTAGCTACTGAACATTTAACTGATGCACTTGAAAGCAGTTATAACGATACTATGTATGAGTTTTACAAGGATAAAGACCCTGGTGTACTTGAACTTATGGACAGACACAAGGTCGCTATATCGAAAGATTCTGTAAAAGAAATACTTCAAATTCCGTGGAGTGGCGCTAATTACTCAACTAGGATATGGAAAAGACAATTCAACATCGCTAATGAGGTAAAAGAAATGGTAATGCGTAATATCCTGGAAGGTAAAAGCATTGCGAATATAACAAGAGAGGTTAGCAAGAAATTCGGAGCAGAATACAAAAACGCTTTGAAAACTCTTATTCACACGGAAACTGCTTTTGTTAAAAGCCAGGCTGATAAAGAGGTATATAAAAAACTAGATGTTGAAGAATATGAATTTATGGCGACATTGGATAGAAGAACCTCAGAGATTTGTAGAAAGCTAGACGGAAAGCATTTCAAAGTTGATGAAGCAACACCAGGTGAGAATTATCCTCCGATGCATCCAAGGTGCAGGAGTACGACGATACGATATAAACCTGAGAAGTACGACACGCATACGAGAATAGCAAGGGATAAAGATGACAAGAACATCAAAGTTCCGCTTGGCATGAAGTATGATGAGTGGTACGAAAAGTATATAAAAAATTAAGCACACTAACACAAATAAACGTTAGATGTGCTTTTTTAATACAGAAAAGGAGAAAAAAATGGATAGTTATAAATTTCAAAAAGCGTGTAAAGAATGGTTAATTAGATTTTGTTATGAAAAATTAAATGTGAAATTAGACATTGAAGATATTTTTGTAGTTTGGTCTAGTGAAGTTAATGGAAATAATAAAATTGTGCTTTCTACTAAGGCGTTAGATGGCTTGTATTACGTTGAATGTACTCAGAATAAAAATACTCAAGAAACTTATTTTGATATCTATAAAAAGAGAGCGAGCTTTATGCTTAGCAATGAAATATTAATAGATTAATTGTGAATTAATCGTGTGAAAATCGCGTAAAACAAGTAAATATCAACAACTAATCGTGCGTTTATCGTGCGATTTTTTATTTGGAGTATTACTCAAGAGGTGAAGAGGGTTGTTTGCTAAACAACTAGGGCATTACTGCTGCGTAGGTTCGATTCCTACATGCTCCGCCATAGTCATGGACACGACTTTAAAAGGTCTTATTTTATTGCTCAGAAAGAGCGGAAAGGATGATAAAAGATGAAAGAAACTTCAAGGGAAGAATTTAACTTAAAGGGTCTAATTCCGATGAATCTACAGTTGTTTGCAGACGAAGAAACAGAACAACAAGAAACACAAGAAAGCGAACAACAAGAAGAAAAAGTAACATACACGCAAGAAGAATTTGATAAACAACTTCAATCAGAGGCAGATAAAAGAGTTACTGAAGCACTTAAGACGGCTAAGGCAAAATGGGAATCCGACTACAAGGATAAGTTAAAGAAAGAAAAAGATGAAGCTGCTAGATTAGCGAAGATGAGTGCAGAAGATAGAGCAAAAGAGGAGTTCGAAAAACAAAAGCAAGACTTTGAAACAGAAAGAAAGCAGTTCGAACGAGATAGATTGGAGTTACAAGTTAAGAAAAACTTGAATGAACAAGGGCTAAATGAGAGTTTTTCAAGCTTTTTAATCGGTGAAGATGCTGATAGCTCACTTGCAAATATCAAGTCTTTTAAAGGTGCATGGGACAAGGCTTTATCTGAAGCAGTAAAAGAAAAATTAAAAGGAGAGCCACCAAAGGCAAGTCCTGGACAAAACGAATCACAAGATGTGTTCGAAAGATTAAAAGAAAAATACAAATAAAAGGAGAAAAAAACAATGGCTATTAAGATTTATACAAGTCAATATGCTGGCTTATTTCAAGAAGTGTTTAAGAAAAAGCAACATTTCTTAAGAACGTTTGGCGGAAACGTACAAGCGAAAGATGGAATAACAGAAAATGAAACATTTTTAAAATTAAAAGTATCGGATACAGATGTAACTATTCAAGAATACAACACTGGAGCAAACGTGGCATTTGGTACTGGAACATCGAATTCAAACCGATTTGGAGAAAGAAAAGAAATCAAATCGATTGATAAGACTGTACCTTACGAAGCACCTTTGGCAATTCACGAAGGTATTGATAGATTCACTGTAAATGACAACGCTGAACAAGTTGTATCAGAAAGAAGTGCATTACATGCTGAGGCTTGGACAGAGGAATTAAATAAGTTGATGAGCAAAGCTTTATCAGACAACGCATCAAAAACACTTAATGGAGATTTAACTGAAGAAGGTATTTCAAAGTTATTCGCGGATGCACACAAAGAATTCATAAACAATCACGTATCAAGAGACATTCAATGGGTAGCTTACGTAAATTCAGACGTTTACAACTTATTAGTTGAACACAAATTGATGACTACTGCTAAACACTCAGATACTAATATCGATAACGGCACTGTAAACAAATTCAAAGGTTTTGTAATCGAAGAATTAGCGGATAGCTACTTCCAAAAAGGTGAACAAGTAGTATTTGCGGCTGACAATGTCGGCGTGGTTGGTGTAGGTATCGAAGTTTACAGAGTTGTGGACAGTTTAGACTTCGCTGGTGTTGCTATTCAAGCTGCTGCGAAATATGGTAAATACATTCCTGAAAAAAATAAAAAAGCTATATTAAAAGCCAAATTAAAAGCATCTACAGCTACTGCGTAGGTAGATGATGACCATGGACAAGTATGAAAAAGCTAGATTCCTTATGCGAGATGAGGTCAATGAAGCGGTTAATGATGAATTACTTGACTTCAATTTTGACCTTATCGAAGCAGAGGTGCTTAGCTATTGCAACAGGATAGATTTCCCAACTGGTCTTATGCTCATAGTAATAAAAATGGTGGCTGAATACACACAAGCAAACTACTACAAGGACAAGGTCGCTAAAGACATAGCAGAAGGAAAGATTGGCAAGGTGTCAAGCGTTACTCGTGGCGATACGACGATATCATACGGCGATAATGCTAGAGTTACCGAGCTTGGATCACCTTCATTTGCAAACATAGACGAGTTTTTGGGAAACTACGCTGACCATATAGTCAAGTACAGGAAGATTAGATCACTATGACAAATCCTATTTTCGAAAACGAAGCTGAAATCTTAGCTCAAACATATTACCACACGGCTAAAGTGTTAAGAGCTGGACATACAACTGATGAGCTAGGATTTGACAGCTTTAAAGATGAGGTTGTATACGAAAAAATACAATGCGCAGTCTCTTTTAGCTCTGGATCAACTGAGAATATATCGGATACTACTCAAGCTATTCAGTATATAGCAATTTTATTTGCAAGACCTGAGATTGACATCAAAGCAGGTGACTGGATAATCGCTGATGTATTGGGTAATACGTACGAATTCAGGGCAGGAGAGGGCGTTGTGTATCAATCTCACATTGAAGTACCACTTATTAGAAAAGGTGACGCGTAATGGCTATTAGAGTGGATATAAAAGGGCTTGATGATTCGTTGAAGAAGTTGAAAGATTTGCCACACATATTTGACGAAGAATTATCGAAAGCTATGAATGATGAGGGCTTGGATTGGCAAGACGATGTAAGAGCAAATACTCCAGTCGATTCGGGAGACTTGCGAAGGTCGTGGGTATTCGCAGGTGTTGAAAAAAGTGGATTCATTTTTGAAATGGATTTATCAAACAACATTGAATACGCTGATTACGTTGAATACGGACATAGGCAAGAGCCAGGAAGATTTGTTCCTGCTATCGGTAAAAGATTGAAAGCAGACTACGTTAGTGGATACTACATGCTAAGAGACGGCACAAACAGACTTGAAGAATCACTGCCAAAATCACTTGAAGAAGCTATTGCGATTGCGAGGTCGAGGTTAAATGGTTAGCGTAAAAGATGTATTTGTTGCTATTAATGAGACGTTGAGAGCTTTGTTCCCTGGTGCGAAAGTGTACAAGGAAAGGATAAAAAAGCTTGATACTCCGTCATTAAGTGTGGAATTGGTGAGCATATCAACACCACAGCATAGCAAACACATAATAAACAAAAAAATAGACTTGGATATCATTTATTTTGCGAAAAAAAATGAAGTTGGAGAGGCGCTTGAAGTTTGTGACAAACTGATGAGCGCTTTTTCTATGGGAATGTATGTCCGCGACTACACGAAAGATAAGCAAATTTGGGATAAAAGATACATTCACTGTTTACAAGCTCCAGAGTACAAGCTTATAGACCAAGACTTACATTTCTTAGTTAAGTTTGAGTTCGCGGACGAATTCAATCCAAGCTACTTGAACGATAGAAAAGAAATGAAAAATTTCAACAAAGACACATCAGGAATCAAACTTGATGAGGTTAAGGATTTGATTTCAGACAAAAAAGATGAAACAGAAAAGAAAAATCAAGATTTTGTTAAAGATGTTGATTTTAAAGATGAAAAACAACGAAAAGCCTACGAAGAAGAAGGCTTGAAGTACATGGATAAATTATCCATAAACTACAAATTATAGGAGGAAAGAATGGGAACAATGGGATTACCAAAAATCAAAATTACTTTTGAATCCATGGGTCTTACTGCCATCCAAAGAAGCGAAAGAGGAATTGTATTGCTTTTAATAAAAGGCACAAATCCAGAGGAACAAGGCTCATATAAATTCACAAGTTTATTTGATTTACCTGAAGGAAAAACATTTAGCGATGACGTACTAAAATACATCAAGTTAGCGTTTGAAGCTGGACCTAGAAAAGTTCTTGTGGAAGTATACGGAGAAAAAAATCCGCTTACTGATGTAACAAACAAACTAAAGCTTGTTAAGTTCAATTACTACGCAGCACCAAATGCAAGTGCAGAAGATTTAAAAGCTATTCAAACATGGCACAAAATCGAAGCGGAGCAAAAGGATAGAACGGTTAAATACGTTGCATTTAACTTTGCAGCAGATAGCGAAACTGTAATCAACTGGGCTGTACCAAGTGTAACTTACGATGGACAAAAATACACTGGACAAGAGTTTACGGCATTGATTGCAGCACAACTTGCAGCGTTGCCACTTACAAGATCATTCACTTACTTCTCATGGCCGCTACTTACTGATGCAGAATTACCTTTTGCAGAAGATGAGGATAAGGCAGTTAATGAGGGCAAGTTATTCTTAACATTTGATGGCGAGGATTACAAGATTGCTAGAGGTGTTAACTCTTTTGTTACAACTAGTGCTAACAAAGGAGAAGATTTCTCAAAAATCAAAATCGTTGAAGCTATGCACTTGATTAAGGATGACATTAGAGAAACATGGAATAACCACTACGTAGGTAAAATCCTTAACACTTATGCAAATAAGCAACAATTTATAGCTTTAATCAATAGAGTGTATTTCGCAGAATTGAAGAATTCAGTTCTTGAAGATACGGACAAAAACAGAGTGGATATAGATTTCGAAGCTTGCTACAGATACACGGTTAAACGTGGAGCTAAGGTTGATGAAATGACTGACCAACAAATCAAGGAATTCAACACGGGAGCTAACGTGTTCCTAAATGGCAAAATTTCAATCTTGGATGCGATGGAAGATTTATATATCAACTTCTGGAACGAATAATAAGGAGGATTAAATGTCAGATTTAAGCCAAAACAGAGGATATAGAAGAATCGCTGGTGCTTGGGGTAATCTTCATATTGATGGTGAATTGATTTTCGAAGTTGAAAACTTCAACGCAGAAATCGAAGCACAAAGAGGCGATGTATACGTAAATAATAATTTGGATAGTAAAATCACTGGGCTTGCAGGTAGCGGTTCATTCACTATCAAACACGTTTATACAAGAGGTATTAAAAAGTATTTGGATGTATTGAAAGCTGGACGTGATCCACGATTCGTTGCATCTGTATCACTTGAAGATCCTGATGCAGTAGGAGGACAAATTGAACGTGTCAACATTGGTAACTGTTGGATTACTAAGTTGCCTTTATCAAATTTTGACAAATCTGAAGTTGTTGAAAAAGAATATGAGTTTGGTTTTACTCCAAACGACGTGGATATTGCTGAAGGAATTTATTAGGAGATGGAATATGGCTTTAAATGCGAAAGAATTAATTAAAAAAAGAGATCTCATTAATCAAAAAAAGAACAAAGAAATTGAAATAGAAGTGCCTGATACGGGCACTTTTCTTTTCAGACTTCCGACGTTGGATGATTACGAAGATTCGGAAGAATACGCAAAGAGGAGAAAAAAACAAATATTGGCTAACAATTATTTGATTTATACTTGTTGCATTGAGCCGAATTTGCGAGATGAGGAGTTGCTGAAAGAGTTTGAGTGTAAGGAACCTGTGGAAATCGTGGATAAAATATTCATGATTGGCGAGATTACAAGCATCGCTGATACTTTGGTTAAGAAAGCAGGATTCGACAAGGATAACATCGAGGTTGTGGACAAAATAAAAAACTAATGTTGGGTAACGATGCAGAGATGCAAATCGTTGCCTATATGTTGGACAAAGGACACACTTTTGATTATATCTTTGGCTTGGACACTTACGAGCAATTACTTGTATTAGGCGCGATTGATGCGCACTACGAGATGGAGGCTAAAAAATGGCAATTAGAGAAAAGGTAGTCCTTGTCGATGAATACTCACAAAAAGCAAAAAGGATAGAAAGTTCAACTTCCGCGATGGGCGAAGCTATGAAGAAGATTAAAGGGACGGCTGCTGCAATGGGGTCTGCTCTTAAATCTGCTTTTGATAGAAGCTACAAAGTCAATATCAACGAAATTGGCTCAGAAGAAATCAAAAACAGAGTAAATAATCTTCAAAAAAGCTTAAACTCAATCAGTAAAGGCACATACAAGGTCGATATTAGTGCTAAAACAAGCGTACTGGATAAGATGAAATCAAACTTATCATCAGTGAAAAGCGAGTTTAGAAAGCTTGGCAAAATTAAAGATGAAATTAATGGATTTAAGGGTAAAGCGATTAAATTTAGAGCTGATGTGAGTGCGTTGAAAAAAGCACGAAAAGAAGCAAAAAGTCTATCTAAGCAACTTACAGCTTTTACTGGGAAAAAGCACAAAGTTAGAGTTGATTTTGAAAAATCCTCAAATCTTATGAAGTTCTTCGGTGGTGGATTCAAGGAAAAATTATCGGCTATCGGCGGTGGTTTTAAGAATGTATTTAGCAGCATCGGAAGCAAATTCAGTTCTTTTGGATCAAGCTTTAGAAGAAATCAAGGCAATGATTCGGGCGGTGGATTTGGCGGTGGAAGTATTATGAAATCCATCATTGGTGGTAACTTGATTACAGGTGCTATCACTAAGGGATTGAATGCTTTATCAAATGTTGCGAAATCAACGATTGGCGCAGGTTTTAACAGACTTACAAGCATTGAATCGGCTAAGGCTAGATTAAGAGGTTTTGGATACGACAATAAAAAGGTCAATCAAGTCACAAAGGCTGCGACTGCTGCTGTTACTGGAACTCAGTATTCTATGGGAGATGCAATGACAGCATCATCAGGTGCTATCGCTGCTGGAATTAAACCTGGAGAGCTTGAAGGATACTTGAAGGAAGTTGGAAACGCAGCTGCTGCGACTGGTTCTGATTTCAACGAAGTAGCAAGTATTATGAACAAAGTTAAGACGACTGGACACTTACAAGCTGATGAAATGCGACAATTATCGGATAGAGGACTTCCTGTGTTGGCTAAATTAGCAGAAAATGCGGGAGTATCTGTAGATGAAATGAGCAAGAGAATATCAAAGGGTGGCGTATCTTTTGATGAGTTCAGAAGCGCTATAAAAAAAGCATCTGGTACTGCTGCTGAGGAAGTATCAAAAACCTGGGGCGGTGCTAAGGACAACTTCAAATCTGCACTATCAAAACTTGGAGCTGGACTTCTAGGTGGAAACGATAAGGAAGACGGAGAACAAGGCGGTTTATTCGGTTTGATGACACCTGGACTTCTTAAAGTCAATAAGTTGCTTAATGGTTTGGTTCCAACTTTTAAGAATGTCGGAGACAAAGTTAAAGACTTTGCGACTACTGGATTTGAGACTTTAAAAAGTGCATTCGGCAAGGTTAGCGAGTTTTTGGCGCCTGTTTTTGAAAAGATGAAAGGTGCATTCGACCAAGTATCGAGCAAAATTGCTGAGGTTTGGGGACCACTTAAAGAAAAATTCACAACTGTATTTGATAAATTATCGGAAGCATTTGCACCGTTAAAGGATGCGCTAGGTTCGTTGTTTGGTGATATGGTTGAAAGGGACGGTAACGTATTGACAACGGCTATAGACTTATTAGCTCAAGGATTAAGTTTCTTGGCTGACGTTGTTCTTGCTGTAAGTCCTATCATTCAATCGGTGGCTGAGTGGATATCTGCAAATGTAATTCCTGTAATTTCAGAGATTGTATCGTGGATAGGTGGAACATTAATACCTGCTATTGCATCAGTTGTAAGTACAGTTATGGGAACATTAATTCCTATAATACAAACATGTGCAAGCTTTATATCGTCGTATGTTGTTCCAGTATTACAAACACTAGGAAGTATCATAATGGGGATAGTAATAGCCGCTTTTAATGCAGTCGCTGCTGTAATACAAGCCGTAGTTGGTGTATTTAATTCATTGATAAGTGCTGTTGGAGCTGCTGCGAATGCTTTATTTAGTTTACCAAGCAAGATTGCAGGAATGGTAGGAAATGCTGTTGGTGGTGCTGTTAGCAAGGTTAAAGGCTTTTTAGGATTTGGAAAAAATGCGACTGGTACTGAATACTTCCAAGGTGGACTTACAAGAGTAAATGAACGTGGCGAGGAAATGATTCAACTTGCGCGCGGTGACAAGATATATCCTGCTGGAAAAACGGACAGAATTATCAGAAATGAAGTCAAGAACAATAACTCTAGCACTGTGGATAGGTCTGTTGATAGTAGTTCCATCGTGATTAACATTAATGGAGCTAATATGACGAACAAGGACGTAGGACGTGCTATATCTGATGAGTTAAAGAGATTGGGGGTAGTTGTATGACAATGCAGCAATTAGTGCTAAGTTTCGAGAATAGGTCGGAAGTGTTGGAGCTTCCGTGGCCTCTTCAAGAACATAGCCTTGGAAATCCTCATAATACCTATACTTTTAACACGATAAATACTGGAGAGGTACTTGCAATTGGACGAAAGAAGTTGAAGGAATTGACGATAACATCAACATTTCCGTCCAGGCAGTATCCTTTTTTATTGTCTAAAAAATTCCCTGAACCTAATGCGTGTATACAAAAAATTGAGAAGTGGCGATTGTCGGGTAAGCCAATCAGAGTTGCTATTATGGATACTGACATTAACTTGGCGATGGCTATAGAATCTTTTGAGTATGGACACGCGGACGACGACGGTTCAGGCGATGTCGTGTTCACGTTGAGTTTGAGAGAATACTCATATTTGAATGTCGAACGTTCGAAAAAGGCGACAAAATCAAGACAACTGAAATCAAGACCAACAGAGAAAAAGAAGAGTGTATCAACCTATGTGGTTAAAAAAGGCGATACGTTGTGGGATTTAGCGGATAGAAACTTAGGTTCAGGTACTAGATGGAGAGAGATTGCGAAACTTAACGGAATCAAGAATCCAAGACGTTTACAAATTGGGACTAAGTTGAAGATTCCGCCAAGGAGTAAAAAATGATAACTATTAAAATGGTTGCTACTGATTCAAACGGCACTTCAACTGATATCTCAAAATACGTTGGTGATGTTGAGGTGTCGGGGTCAATAAAAGAATCGACAAGAACATTAACTTTTAAAGCTTTGCGTGCTGATGTGGATAAGTCCTTTGAAGCGTATAATCTTAATCTTGGAGACAGAATCACATGTACAGAGGTTTTTGACGAGGGTGGAAGTAAGAAGTTTTTTGAGGGAGTAGTATGGTCAAAAGCTACTAAAGATAATGATGTAGCTATCGATGTTATATGCTATGACAAGTCAATTTATCTGAATAAGAATGAACCGAAGACACAAGCATTTGCGAACAAATCCGCGGACGATGTGGCAAGGAATGTCATTGGATCACTTGGATTAAGTGTAGGTGAATTGGCAAAAACTAGGAAATTTTCATATAACTTAAGAGGATTGACTGGATACGATGCAATTATGGCAGCGTATACGAAAGATAGTGAAAAGACTGGAAAGAAGTATAAACTTGTCGATATCGACGGAAAAATCAATGTTTACGAAGCAGGAAAAGAGCATCCGATTGTTCTTGAAGAACTTAACGAGGCGAAAGTCGGAAAGCTACTAGATACATCATACAAAGAAAGCTTGGATGAACTTGTTAATGAGGTTAAGGCGATTGAGGACAAGAAAAAGGACAAGAAGAAAAAAGCAAGCATAGATGCAAAGAGCCAACGACGATTTGGGAAAATACAAAAAGTACTGAAAGGCGATTCAACTGGTGTTTCAGGATTGATGAAAGGTGCTAAACAAGAGATTGAGGTTAGTTGCATTGGCGACTGGGATATGGTAGCTGGAAAGTCAATAGAATTGAAATCGTCGATAATAAGCGGAAAGTTCTACATTGAATCGGACAGCCACAAACTAGATGATGCTGTTCATACTGTGGATTTGAAGCTTACAAGCGAGTTGGAAATGGACAAGAAAGGAGAGAGCAGCAAGAAGTAATGGATGGAATGATGAGGGACATAAAAGATTTAAAGGGTAAAAAAGATGCTACAGAAATCGGCATCGTGACAAGTATTAAGCCTTTTGCTTTTAGTATTAATGATGTTGAATACTCTTCTAAAGACTTCACGATTTATCTGCCTGCTGTGGATAGAATCAAGCAAACAGACGAAATCAAAGTTGAGACACAAGACGATAACCCACATTTAACGCATACGACAAACCAAGGTAAGGCTTTTGTGGATATCGGAGATTTGGAGCTTGAACCTGATCAGTACGAAAAAAGATTTCTTGTAGGAGACCTAATCGATGTTACTGATCGTGGCGATTCTTTTATTGTCCATGGACGACTTATAAAAATAGGTGAGGAAAAAGAATTGCACTCACCTACGCATAGGGGGTAGGATATGGCTATTTTACCAGTGTCTATGACTTATGTTGAGAGTGTGGACGAAGATGAAGAAATTTTGGAGCGTGAGGGATTTTGCGAATATGCTTATGATTTCGAGAATAACGAGCTAAAAACGAAAGATGGAAAGCACTATTACGTATACGGTAACGAGGCTATGAAAATATGGATATATAAGGCGATGATTACTAATAGATTCAGACATAGTGCGTATACGGATAAATTTGGAACTGAAATCTACACTTTGATTGGTGAAGTTATTTCATCGAAATTTAAGGAATCGGAAATTAGAAGATACATCACTGAGGCTGTGATGGTGCATCCTTTTATGGTATCGATTAATAAGATTGATATGACAAGCTTGAAAAGTGGCTTGAATGTGGATGTTTACTACACAACTGTATTCAGTGATGAGATTGTGAGGGTATCATGTCAGGTACGAATAGAATAAGATTAGAAGATATTAATTGGCTTGAAATAGCTAAAAGAATGAAAGACGACTTGAAGAATCCTCCAAACAAGGTTGAGGGTTCTTTTGCTGCGGATAATATACAAGCGGTAGCGAAAGAGATTGCAAAGTATTACGATTACGCGGATTGGCTTAACGATATGCACTTCGTTGAGACTGCCGAGGGCGAGTACTTGGACAAGAAGGCTAAAGAGGTTGGCATTGAGCGTAAAGGTGCGACATATGCGACTGGTGTTGCAACATTTTACGGCAAACTTGGTACTGTAATCAATTACGGCACTGTGATCACTGCGAACGGAGTGGACTTCAAGACTACTGAAATGGCGACTATTACTAAGGATTCAGTTGTTATTCCTGTAAAGTCTTTGAACACTGGAGTTAACGTAAATGTCGGAAAGACTGACAATGTGGATTTCAAGATTGACGGAGTTACGCGCGTAGTGTTCGGTGGTGCTAGTGGCGGTAGCGATGTAGAAGATGATGAACATTTGAGAGAAAGGACACTTCTTCGAATGCGCTATCCTGGAAGTTCAGGAAATAAATATCATTACATGCATTGGGCTATGGAAGTCGAAGGTGTTGGCAGAGTTAAGGTGTTTCCACTATGGAAAGGTAACGGCACTGTCAAGGTGTCGATACTGGATAGCAACAACGATATAGCAACTAAGGAGCTTATTGACAAGGTGAAAGAGCATATCGACGGTAACGCAAACGACACGGGAGAAGCATTAGCACCGATCGGAGCGTACTTGACTGTGACTACTGCGAAAGCAAAGGTAATCAACATAAAAGCAAAGATAAATTTACTAAAAGATTACGAACTAAGTGGAATTGTGGAAGCTTTTAAAGCGAATATGAAGAAATATCTAAGCGATATTGCATACAAGGACACTAAGCTAACAGTTGCTAGGGCTATCGACATATTGTGGAATATTGAAGGTGTTGAGGAGATTGTTAGTTTGAACATCAACGACACATCGGACAACATAATGGTCAAGGATGAGGAAATTCTGAAACTTGGTGAGGTGGTTATCTCATGATGGAGACTAGATTTTCAAGAAGGTTGCCGAAATATCTTAACAACATATCCGATATGAACGATTTATTCATTGCAGAGGATAAAGAATTTGATAGGATTGACAACAGATTAGGCGATTTTGAAAACGCACTTTTTGTGAGTGGATTGAAGTTTTTGAAAAATCCTGAGCCGATTTTGAGAAGGTTAGAGGATCAATACGGACTACCTCATAATCTGAGTGTTGAGAAAAGAATACAGAGAATAATCACGAAGATGAACGGCACGAAGGTGTGCAATATCAAGACGATAATTGATTTGTGCGACAGCTACGGATTTTACGCAAGGTTTGTTCCAGAGTATGAAAAATACAACTTCATTTTGAAGGTGTTTAATAACTTACTAGATAGACACGTTATTAGTGATATCGAGGAAATCAAACCTGCGCATCTTAACTTCCTAATTCATACTGTATTCACTTCATCGCTTGATTTAATCACGAAATACGCGGACTTGTCATACGATTATATACTGTGTGGCGAGAGGAAGTGCGCAACGGTATATCGCGACCGATATGTTGGAGAGACTGTTGAGGTTAGCATCGGCGTGGATACAGCAGAAAACACAAGCGATTACGAATACGTGGTTCCAAGTGCTGGTACTAGAATGTGCGGAGAAACTACAGATGTTGTATATCAACAAGACTTAACAAGCGACGATGTATACGAATTTACGGAGGATGATTGATGATAGCGAAAGAATTCATAAATGAATTAACAGAGTATATCAAAAATAGGATAAAAAAAGCAGCAGTAACGCTGGACGGGAAGGATACAGAGGTCAACATATTAAGAATTGACTGTGAAGAAAATGTACTGAAAGTTTACGTCAATATGGGAAATGGCAAGGGAGAAATCACTGATATCAAGCTATTAGGCGAGGATAACAAGGTGATAATCTCAAAACCAAGGGATATTACGAAGAATAACACGTTCGGTGTTGTATGTACTTTTTATGTAAGGATACAAGAGATAGAAGATATCAAACCAAATACGATATTTGATATTGAAGGAGTTAGAGAATGAAAAATTTTAACTTAAATGACTACTACACAAAAAAACAAGAAGAATTGCTCAAAGGATACGACGAATACGAGTATGATTTGATTAAATGGAAAGACCATATTCCAGAGTTCGGAGATACGAAAAAAGAGATAATACTCAAGAAAGACAAAGACGGACACGAAATCGTAAAGCATGAAAGATTCGACGGAAATGTATTCCAAGAAGGTACGGCAGTAAACGCAGAAAATTTGGGATACATGGACTACGGAATTTTTATGATGCATGGAAAACTAAAAGAGTTGTACGAAAAAATGACAGCAATGCAACTACAAATGGCTACGATGTTGAGACAAAATCAAAACAACATGGCTCACAACATGTTCTATGCGAATGCGAAAAACATCGGCACTGATATTGTGATTGTTGAAGGATACTACGATGAAGTTAACGCGAGAGGAGTTGTATAATGAAGTATTATTACAGCAAATATAAAGTTGAGATGGTGCGTTCAGATTATCACGAAATAAAAGCAACGAAAAAGAGTAGCGTACAATATGATAGCAGTAAGGATTGCTACGAAGATTATTATTTCAATACATCTACAGGGGAATTTACTTTAAAAGGGCTTATAAAACCTAGCTTTAGAGAATCAAGTAAAGAAATTTATCAATATTCAACTGAAGGTAGTGCTCACGCAATACATCGATTGTATGCCTTCTCATCAGGAGAAATATGGTATTCCGAAACATTATATTCAAGTCGAGCTTTAGACCCAATAAGAGGAGACTACATCGAAGAAGTGGTAGCCGAAGATGGATATTACCCTGACGACGGAGAAAAAGATGGGTACTGGTATGTTAGGGGCAGAAAGGCTAACGAACCACCAGTGCTAAGCGATTATCTTAGTGTAAGTAAAAGCAGACTAAATGGCTACTCCGACAGTGTTACTGTGTCGTGGAGAGGCGCCATGGATAGTGATGGAAACCTGGAAGGATACAGGCTATATGTAACTAAAGAAACTTACTACAGTTCAGGATCTCCTGAATTGATATATACAGGAAGTAGCACAAGTTATACTTATAGAATTAGCGGTGTTACAGAACCTTATGACTTGAGATTTTATGTAGAGGCATTTGACAGCGATGGCGAAAAATCAGACAGAATACAAAGTTCTACTGTAAGTGTATTCGTGCCAAGCGCACCACGTATTAGCGGCAACGATTCTGACCTTGGAACAAAAAATAATCCTTTTGATATCTCATACATCGTAGAAGATGATGATGAGGACGATAGCATATCAGTAACAATAAAAGTTGATGACAATGTTGTTAAAACTGAGAGTGCGATATCAACTGGATTTAGAAAAACATTTGAGGTGGATACTAAGCCGTTGTCGTTTGCTAAACACACTGTAACGATTATAGCGAAGGACAAATATGGTGGAACTGACACAAGAACTTACACTTTTACGAAATCAAACAAAGCACCAACAATCAGTGGATATGACACAAACTTGGGTGAAAAGCGTTCTGCTTTTAGTGTCAAGTACACGATACACGACGAAGATAATGACAGCGTAACTGTAGTTGAAAAGTTAAACGGAAGCGTAAGAAGGACTTTATCAAACGTACAAAAAGATACTGAGATAAGCATAAACATATCAGAAAGTGATATCAAGAGCTTAAAAGTTGGTGATAGAAACACAATTGAAATCGCAGCAACTGACAGTCGTGGAGCTACTGCTTTTAGAAGATATTATTTCACTAGAAATAACTTGGCGCCTACAATTTCTGGAAACGACAAGCATATGGGAGTTATCAAGGACAAATTCGAGTATGTATTCTCAATCAGTGATGTTGAAAAAGACAAAATATATTACTCAACATACCTTGATAACAAGCTTTTGAGTAAGCAAGTTGAGGCAGTAGATGGCAAAAAGTATGTAACTGTAATCGAAGGAATGGATATGATTAAGCTTGAGCCAGGAAAGCATATTTTCAAAATCGTGGCAGTGGATGCACAAGGTTCAAAAAGCGAAAGAATAATCACTTTTTCAAGGGATGTACAAACACTGATTATGATGCTGAAAGAGCCATTTACAACAGATGTACAAAGCAAAAAGGTGTTAGTTGCGCCTGGTTGGGATGTTGCCAAAGGTGCAGAATGTAGAGTTGAAGTGTGTAACAACGGTTTTGACACAAATCCAACATGGGAAGATGCTACTGCGATGACTGAACTTAACAAAGCTTATGTGTTCCAAAATGATAGAAAAACTGCTAGTAAGTGGGGAGTTAATATCAGACTTATGATTGAAAGAAAGGCTGCGAAAACAAACAGCTACATCACTGGAATCGGGGGTGCTTTTGAATAATGATTTTATTTAATCAAAAAAATGTAAGTGAAATTCAAAAAGAAAATGAATTGAAAAAGTTCGACAAGGCGGATGAAAAGTACGCTTATGTGTTGAAAGTAATGGAAGATATAAAGTACGAAAATCAAAGCGTATCGGCTGAAATGAGTGTGCTAGTGAGTGATGCAGTTGTGGAAACTCAAAAAGCAATTGCTGAGTTAATGATGATGTTACCAGGAATGGGAGGAATGGATAATGCTTAAGTTAGACAAAAATAGTGCGTTGGTTAGAGTGTGGGTCAACCTAATTCTTCAAGGAGAAAAAAGAATTGAGGATTGTCCTACATTTTTTAATTTACGTAATAGCGTAGAGGAAGTATTGAAAGAAGAAGAAAAGGGGGATAAATAATGTTTAAATTAAATAAGAATAGCGCTTTAGTAAAAGTTTGGGTATCGTTGATTATGGCTGGAACATATACAATTCAACAATGTCCGACTTTTTTTAATTTGAGAAATTCAGTTGAAGAAGTGCTTAAGGAATTAATGGAAGAACCAAAAGAAACACACGAAGAGCCTAGTTTATAGGCTCTTTTTCTTAGGTGATAAACATGAGTATTATTAAACTAGGACGTTATCTATTCGAAAGAGATACCAAGGACAAACTACTTGAAAAGGACGTTGTGCTTCTAAAAGGCGAAATGGCGATAGAAACAGACACAATGCTTGCTAAGGTTGGAGATGGAGTGCGTACTTATAGCCAACTTCCTTATGCCTTCCGTGGAGAAAAGGGAGACCAAGGCCCTCAAGGTATTCAAGGCGTTCAAGGTAAAGCAGGCGAAACAGGACCTCAAGGAAAGCAAGGGCCACAAGGAGACCCTGGTCCACAAGGAATAAAAGGTGAGCCTGGAGTTAAAGGTGATACTGGCGCAAGAGGGGCAACTGGTCCTAAAGGCGAACAAGGTATTCAAGGTATCCAAGGACCTACAGGAGCAAGAGGACCAAAGGGAGACAAAGGCGAACCAGGGAAGACTGGAGCCAAAGGAGACAAGGGAGACCCTGGAACAGGCATCAAGGTGCTTGGTGTGAAAAACAGCTCATCTGAACTTCCGAAGACATCAGCAGATGGCGATTGCTACTTCGTAAGTGGTCATTTGTATGTATACGCTTCTAGTAAGTGGACGGACTTAGGAAATGTAAAAGGCGAAAAGGGAGACCAAGGGGAACCTGGAGCCGATGGCGCACGTGGTGAGCGTGGGCTTAAAGGAGACAAAGGCGACCAGGGTCCACAAGGTGTTCAAGGACTAAAAGGCGAGACAGGACCTAAAGGAGACAAGGGAGACCAAGGTATTAAAGGTGATCCAGGACCAACAGGACCACAAGGACCTCCAGGAAAAACTGGTGCGACTGGATCAACAGGACCACAAGGACCTCCAGGACCAAAGGGCGATGCTGGTGCTAAAGGTGATCCAGGACCACAAGGACCAAAGGGAGACCGAGGACTTCAAGGAGCTCAAGGATTCAAGGGCGACAAAGGAGATCAAGGTCCACAAGGACCAAGAGGCTATACAGGTGCTAAAGGGGACAAAGGCGACTGTGTGGAACTCACTGTTAAACTTGACGAACACCTTGAAAAAATAGCTACGGATTGTGCTGATGTATCAAGCGATGTGAATATTCTTAAAAAAGATGTGCAGACTTTAAATAACAGGGTTAGTAACATTTCTACGGATAGAGTAACAGTATCTAGTGGTGGATATTTGAAGTTCTGGACTGGTGCTCAAAGTCAGTATAACAATATCTATTCAAAAGACAGCAACACGATTTATTTCATAACGGAGTAGGGCAAGATGATTAATAAGATACCAAAATCAGTTGGGAGTAAAGGTGTTATAAAGGTTATGAAAGGCATTGACTTGGTGTGGGAAAAATCTACAATTAAGACCATATCATGGACTATAAGTAATCAAATATCTCCATACGCTAATAATTTGATTGTGCCAAAAGAATTTCAGTCAGACTTAAAAGATAAACAAATAATTTCAGTTAAAATCGGGGATTTGGGAGAAGTATCGAACGGCATTACTAATAGCATTCCTTATCTAAGATTTTCAAAATCTTTTGATGAATTGTTAGGTACTAGCGATTGGATACACGCAGGTACAATTATAACAGTAACTTATAAATAAAGGAGTAACAAACGTTGAAATTTAGACATTTACGCGGGGGGGGGGGGAGTACACATTATGTAATACCCTTTAGGTGCTTATGATCGAGTTTATAAGCAAAGATTTTAAGGATATCAAGATAGGTAGTAAACAAGTAGTGAAAGTATGTCAAGGTATTGATGTTGTTTGGCAAAAAGAAGAAGATGAATTAATTTTGAGTGAAACAGGTAATTCTCATTACAGAATCAACATTTCAAACTCTGATATTTTAAAACCAAATCAAGCATACAAATTTATTGGAAGTAATAAGTATAATAATAATAATTACAGTTTATCAGTTCAGTATGGAGGTAAATTTAGTTTAAAAAGTGGCGACGTCTTTTCAATTAACTACGGTCGTGAAATTGAAATAAGAAATGATTCTTATCTTGATTTTGAACTTTTTATATACAAAACGGCAGATGAACCAAACTTGAAAATTAACGTATAAGCAAAGGAGGCAGCATGGATGATATAAACAACAGGGTAACAAAGCTTGAGAGTGTCGTTGATACTCACGATGATAACATAAGAGAAATGTGCATAAAAATTGAAGAAATAGAAAAAAACTATGACACTATTGACAGAAGGCTTATTGTGGTTGAGCAAAACATTAGTAATATCAATACGAACACTATTGAGATTAAAAGCGATTTGAGGGATTTGGTAAGAAAGCGTGAAGAAGACCACTACATCAAGCCAATTCAAAAATCAGAAGCATATAAGGACAAGGTGGTCATGGCGATTGTATCGTCAATCATTGCCTTTATGTTAGGGATTATACTCCCAAAGTTGATAGGTTAAAGGGGGCGAGCTTATGAAACTTGTAGGTGTGGATGTATCAAAGTATAACGGCTATCCAGACTGGAAGAAAGCTAAGGCTAATGGAGTACAATTTGCAATATTACGTCTTGGCAGCGGTTACAATGGTGGATATGTTGATAAAACTTTTGAATACAACTACAGAGAGTGCAAAAGAGCTGGTATCGGTGTTGGAGTGTATGTTGCAAGTTATTTGAACATCAGTTCTGAAATTGATATGACACTAAAGGCGCTAAAAGGTAAACAACTTGAATATCCTGTATACTTTGATATCGAAGATTTCAGTTTAAGTGGACGAAGATACACAAACACACAATTAACGAATTATGCTGTTAGATATTGTTCAGAAATTGAAAGAGCTGGATATTATGTAGGTATTTACAGTAACAAAGCATTTCTTGATAGTCGCTTGTACTGGGAGCGCATCAAACGATATGATATTTGGATAGCTCACTGGAACAAGAATGTAAACTACAACGGCAAATACGGAATGCACCAATACACTAACAAAGGTCAATGGCGTGGAATTCCATCGACTGGTGAGGGCGGTGTTGACACAAACTGGTGTTTTGTGGATTATCCAAGCTTAATGAAGAAATTAGGTCTTAATGGTTATAAAAAACCAAAAGAGGAAGTGAAAGGACTTACGAAGATGGAAGAAGAAAAATTGTTAGACGAGATCAAGCAGACTGTGGTTACTTATGAGGACAGGGATTATGATAAAGCTGT